GTTTAGGAGCCCAACACCTAACTTCAAGGCGCTGGAGTCTAGAGTTCCACCTTTCGGCAGTTCTATAGCCTAAGTAGGAATTACGGCCAAGACCAGTACACTTTTCTGAAACGTAGGGCAAAGGCCCAACGATTCGCTCTATGATGTAATACATAAAGCTGGCAGTCTGCCAATAGCCTTTTTTGTAAAAGGCATTTGCAGTAGCTGACCATGAAAGTAGTTGACTGGCTTGCTGCCTGTTTTCAGGACGCAAACGTCGGACGTACGTAGGTGTTACCTCGTACCCTGCGAATGCATCAACACCACATGATTCTCTGAATTTTCCAATCCAGAAAGTCTTATTGGTGTTCAGCTTGCAATTGTACTTTAGCAGCTGATCGAAAACAGCTCTCGCATGCGCTCTGGGGACTATTATATCATCCCCATAAACGTAAACACCACGCGAAACAACAAAAACGTTTCGGTGTGTTACAGGAAGTTGCATCTTCTCAAGTAAGGCCATTACACATATAGTGTAAAAGTACATGGCCTCAACGGGAAAACACAAAGCGCTACCCATGGACGCAAATTTCTTCAAGGGAGAGATTACTTCCCCGGAAGGCATCTGAGCCCGAGTCGACCGACATGCGTCGATTGCGTCCCTTAGATCAGGATTGCATCGAAACATCTGGATAGCTAGTGCGTGCGGAACACGATCACTAGCATCTGAAAGATCAATCGTTGCGGACTGACCGTCGATAGACCCCTTCATCGCTAAACGCTGATTCACAGATTGGTCACGAAAATTTACGTGACCAGCTGAGAATCGTCCGAATCCGACTGCCTTATATAAGGCATCTCGGACCCCCTGTTGTGTATATTGCATACACACGGGTTCAATTGCGATGATTCTGGGACCTTTGAGTGTTTTAGGAACAGCAATGACCCTTACGGGCCGTTCCTGTTCCTTGGCGAGCATCGTTACTGATTTGAGCACCTCCGCATCCTCGGGCGTCCCAAGGGGGTACGCCGTATGGATCAGAGGGAAGTAAGGCTCAAGACGATCATGCCAAAACTGCCAATTGTACTTCTGATTTCCAGAAATACCTTCAGCAGTTGCGCCAGGTCCATGTTTTGGTCGACAATCAAGCGGATTGATATCCACAAGGCTGTTAGACCAAAGTATGTCAGAAGTCTCCAAGAATAAGGAGACGTTCTCTGGCAACGTAAACATATCAAAGGATCGCTCAATTTCGGTGAACGAGTTGAATGCGGCCGCAATCTTTTTCGGACTGCAGTCGACCTCAAGTTTCTTGAACGTAAGGCAAATTTGCCGAACGCTCTCGACAACAGTGGGGGTATCTTCTTGAACATCGTAAATTACTCCTGTGTCTCTGTCGAAAATCTGACTGGTCATACCCTGCAAAAAGGCAGGGATTGACCCATTCTTCCGAAAACCATGGAAGAATGTTGAGTCAATAAACCCGATCTCAAGGGCTTGTTCAAAGTCCCTGGAGAAATTGGGTAGGGTAATCGTTAAGAACGATAACCCCTCATTTTCGACCCGTGATTCAATAGTTTCTAAATCACGGTAATCATAGACATCAGCGATGCATTTGTTGCATGCGTCATTATAGACGTAATGCAACAACTCTAGTGGATCACTTGCTTTGCTTTTCATACTTCCTCCAATAATTAGGATGGTAAGTATCAAGCTAGGCATGAATTCCTGAGAGTGATGCGTACAGGAATCGAACCTGCTTCTTTCCGGTTATTTAATATCCGGGCTAAGATCCAACCTTTTCCACGCACCAAACATCTGACATCACGAGTGATGTCAGGAATCTGACACCACTACAGCATAACTGTTTAAGCCGTTTGGCCAGTAGAGAACTAAGTCTCTCCGCCGAAAAGCTTTGTAACAGCTGTAGTATCTAGCCAGGCTTTAATGCCTGCCCAGTTGTAGTCGCATTGTTGTGAGGTAAACCCGAAGGCGGGTCTATCCATCACAATTTGCCAGGATTCGACGTCATAATCGTTGGTTGAATCCAACGGATTAGTAACGACGGCCTTTTGCTGGAATTTAACGAGCGTGCGAACACGCCCATCGGCATTCCTTTGTTGGGATATAGTTAAACTATAGAGCCCATCAGCCGAAAGATAGTCAGTGGTGGTTTTATTACCAACACTAGCCGTGTTAACACGCGGCATCGACTTAGCGACTGCATTAACGGTGACAGATTGGGGATCGGTAAACATGTCTAGCGGACCTCCTAAAGTTAGTGAGAGTTTGACTAGTCTTGTGTCCTATCCTTTCTCAAGGGATAAAACGGTCGTATTTGACTAGTGGATATCCTGTTCAGTGCTTGGATATTCCAAGCGCCGCAAGGATAGCTAAACGCATTGGGGATAAAGTTTCCCAAGGCGAGTCGAATCCATATGGACTATCTGCCTGTTTTCTTTGCTTGAGGTCGATTCTTCGACGCCAAGTTAGGACAATATCACCACTCCCAGTCGAAAGGTATTGTTTACATACCAAATCGCTGACCGTGTGGTGCATCAGGTAAAGATAGTCGGCCACAACACCATCGTACAAAGCTCCTGTCACAGCGTCGAGATTTCGACCTATGTTCAGTTGCCAGTCGATGAGCCATGTCCAAGGTGTAGCCCTCCAGATGACAGATGGGGAAGCCCTGAGCCCATGCATGCGTAACCACGCAGACAAAAGGCCCATACTCGGATATTTATCTTCCGGGTACTTCTCCGTATCTAGTGTAGGAATGTAGAACTTGAAGCGACCCGAGGTGGTTACGAGAGTATATTTTTCCTCCCAAACCTCCCAACGAGCCGTTCCAGGAACACAAATCACGTTCTCCATGGTATAGCCAGACGGTTCACACCGCATGCCTGTCCCACTGGCAACGAGAGTCTGCACTAAATCATCCTTGAGGGTCCGCCGATAATGTTTCCATTGACCGTTGGATTTTCTCCAATGATCAACCATCTGAAAGAATCGCGCATTATTTTCCGCGAATTTTGACAGATCGGAAATAAACGGCACCCAACCAAATACATGGTTGAGAAAATGGTCGGAGATCTCTTGAGGGGCCTGACGGCCCAATCTCTTGAGATTACCTCTCCGAAGCTGACGACGGAATTCGCGCGTGGTGATACCACTACTACCGCCCATAACCTTCCATATATCATTGAAGGCACGAGCGGAAGTGTGTAACATTGGACTTATGTCCGATGCTTCTCCAAGTGCGACTCCCATCTGGCCTAATTCCATTTTCGGCGCGGTCCTAGCCCACGCTTCTGGACCCCAGCCGGCCAACGAGGGAAGCAAGGAAGATTTCAACGAGAGACTTTTTCCTAAATCGGTATAAGCCGACGTAAGAATTGGGTCTCCAGGAAAACTAGGGTTTACAAACCCTCCGACGTATTTGAGCCTGACATTACCGAGCCCTGTTACAAACAGAGTGCGGTCGCCAGATTCGTATGCGCCGAATCCTTGGATCTCGGGTGCGCCTCTCAAGATCTTTATAGAAGTGAACGGTCCCCCAGTAGTCCATTGGCCCTTGACTCTGTCATGTTTTTCATCAATGACAGACTCAGCGGAGCTATATGAGCCAGTAGGCCAGGTAGTAAGGTGATCCGAGGTTGGGTAACCAAGGTTCCACTTACCGTTATAAAATTGGTACCATGTACCAATTTTCCTGGTAATCCCAGGTTTATAGGGATTAGGAACTAAACGTTCACGATATCTTGAGACACGTGGTCCGGGCATGAGTAACCTCCGTATGGATAGTGTGTTAGGTTTAATAGCCTTGCACTGCAACACGACTATTGTTTCGATAGAGATCATCGCTGATCCCTAAG